ATCGCGTACAGCGTAAGGAAGGAGAGGGCGAGAGGGATCAGCTGTCTCACGTGTTCCGCCTCAGGATCCGGACACCGCGCGGCGTGGTCTTGAGCCGGGCCGCGAGAGCGCGGATCTCTTCGCGCTCGACGTTCACCTCGAAGTGCATCTCGTCGACCGTGGACTGGTAGTCCCCGCCCCACCTGATCGCGTCGTCCACGAAGTCGAGATAGCTGCGGATCTTGGCTTCCTGCGCGTCCGTGAACGTGCCTCGCACACCCTGAGGATGCTCGAGCGCGTTCAGGTCAGCGGCGGTGCCGCTGGCGTGGTTCGACCACTCGCTGGTGCCGCCGATCCTGCGAAGACTCCAGCCGTGGTCGTCCCAGCTGACCTCGTTGATTCGGCTGACCTCCTCGTGGAACCAGAGCACGAGGTGTGCCATGCAGAAGCCGGGAGCGCCGCGGGCGAACTTGATGTCGGCGACACCCGGGATCTGCCAGATCTTGGTGCTGGACGACGTCTCGAGGACGAGATACCCATTCTGGCTATGTGCCATCGTTCGCCTCGTTCGTCTCGGATGATGGTCGCACGAACACCTTGTGACGCACCACGTGCTCGAACGCTTCGGGCCACTTGCGAGCGCAGACGCCGATCACGCCCGCCTGTCCCCACTCGTCGCCGGCGTGGTTGAGGATCCAGTGCAGCGTCGGGTCGATCTCATCGAGGTCGGCGATGATCAGTCGCACTTCGTCCTTCGTCAGCGCGATGGGATCCCCACCTTCCTGAATGGCGATCCAGCCCTCGAATCCCGGTTCGAGCACGAAGTCACTCTCGCGCGTGACGACCTTCGTAGCCACGCCGATGCTGATCGGATACGCGCGATAGCGCACGCCCCGAAACTCGACGACTGACCAGCGGTCAGCTGGTACGTTCCTCACCGTATCCCTGTTGATGAACACGGACGGTTCCGTCATGTCTTCCTCCTAGCCTCCGCACGGCGCGGACAGCTCGAATACCAACCAGTGCCAGCAGGCCGAGCAGCGTCACCTGGACGATCCCGATGACGATCTTGCCGTGCTCTCTGAGCTCCTGCTTCACGTCTTCCCCCTCGTGGTGATGCTGACGTCACCTTCCTGGCCGCGGTAGTATGCGGCAGTGATGACCCAGCAGGCAGCGATCGTGGTGAGCACGGTGCGCACGCCGACCGGATTCTCCTGAACCATGTTCTCGATCGTGCCGATCATCGCGACCACGATCAGGAAGCCGTTGGAGCCGGCGTAGAATCGCATCGATCTCGGCATCGAGTCGCGGTCACGCCAGTACGTCCGAGCGAACATCACGATGCCGATGCCCAGCAGCACTGCGTTGACGAGTCGCCAGATCGTCTCGAACGTGTCCATCAGGCCTCCCGGACGAATTTGATCATCATACCACAGTCGCCTACCTCTTGGCATCCCCGAGCTTGGCGTACGGACCCTCGGCGCCCGCCGTCAGTGGGACAGGGTAGAGCTGCGGGTCCGTGAAGGTCATGCACTCGTTGAGGATCTGCTTCACGTCGTCGACCTCGTCCCTCGGAGCCGAGACCACGATCTCGTCGTGGATCGGCACGTGCAGGTAGTCGCCGATGCCCGAGTTGTCCATGTCCACGAGCGATTGCTTGAGAGCGTCGGCCGCGGTGCCCTGTATCAGGTAGTTGACGGCCACGTACGCCTTGCTGGGATCCGGGATCCGGAGCCGGCGGCCGATCATGGTGTCGATGTGTCCGTCCCGGATCGCCGAGTCGACGACGCGGTCTTGGAACTGCTTCATCCCGGGGAACTCGATCTTCATCGCGTCGTCCAGCGCCTTCATGTGCGCGTATGGCACCCCGGCCGTGATTGCCATCTTGGCGACCCCGGCGCCGTAGGACTTGGAGTAGAACCAGTTCTTGATCGTCTGGCGACGCTTGTCCTTCTTCACGATGCTTGGGTCGCCGTGCACCCTGCGAGCCATCTGCGTGAAGAAGTCGTCGCCGGTAAGCTCGGCGTTCTCGAAGGCGGCGATCAGTCCGGTGTCCCTCGAGAGATTCGCGAAGAGACGGGCCTCGATCTGGTCCGAGTCGCAGGTCACGAGGTCGTAGTCGTCGCCGTACGGGACGAAGCAGTCACGGACCACCAGGTCGTCGCGCTGCAGAGTTTGGAGCGCCGGGTTGGTGATGCTCATGCGCGACGTGCGCGCCGCGAGCGTATTGATCGTAGGGTGGACGAGACCGCCGTCGTCCTCGCCCGCCTTGATGAAGTTCAGGAGGTACGTGCCGGCGATCTTGCTGGCGCGACGATAGAGCAGCGTTGTCTCGACGACCTGCTTGGGCTCGGGCGGCAGAATGCCCTCGGCCAGCAGACGCTTGAGCTCGTCGGCGTCGGCGGACGGCGAGCCCTTCGGGGTGGTCCGCTCGATCGAGATGCCCTGGCGGATGAGCCAGTCGGTGAGCTGCTGGGTGGATCCGATCGAGAAGCCCCAGCCGTTCTTGACGTACGCGGCGACGCGAGCGCAGTAGTCCGCCATCTTCTCGTACGCTGCCTTGGTCACGTCCATGTCGACCCTGAAGCCCTTGATCTCCATGGCGGTGCAGATCCGCCGGACCGCGAGCTCCAGGTCGTAGACGTACGCGTTGCGCGGGTCCTTGCGCCAGCGGGCCTGATCCTCCCAGACGCGGGCTGTCAGCACGACGTCGGACGCGCCGTACGTCGAGTACGTGGCCCACGAGAGCGGGACGTCGTCCCAGCCCCAGCCGTTGTCCCGCATCCCGGCGTCCAGCGCCTTCTGGGCCGCGGTCGCCTGCGGTCCGAACAGCTCGACCGAGATCTTCTTCAGCGCTGCGGAGGCGATCGGATCGCGGATCCGAGCCGCGATCATGGTGTCGTGAGTGATGTCCGGGCGCTGAGGGAACAGCGGGTCCTGGACCTGCAGCCACTTGAGGTCGAAGCCCATGTTGTGCCACACGAGGGGCGTCTTGGTGTCCTCGATGACCTCTGCTACGAGCCCCGAATACCGCTCGTACGGGATCGCCCAGCCAGTCTGCTGGTCGCCGATCTGGATGAGCCGGATCCGAGCGTTCCGGTCCCAAGGATTGAGACCAGATGTCTCTAGGTCGAGAGCGAAGCAGTCGTGGCGCTCGGAGGCCCAGCGCATGAACGTCTGCGCGTCCTCGAAGTTCGTCACCAGCCCGAGCTGCACGCCCGCGAAGGGATCATCGGTCACTAGGCGGCTCCTTCGGAGGCGGAACGTAGTTACGGATCTGGTCGTCGAGCGGCTCGTACTCGTCCGGCTCGCTGTCTAGCTCGGGATATCGAGGTCGATAGTCGGTAGCCTTGACGACGAGCACGGTCATGACGAAGACGATGATCAGGATGACCACGAGATCCACTTGTGCTTCTCCCTCTAGGCGGGCCAGACCTCCACCTCGACGCCGGAGGCCCGGAGATACTCTACCGATGACCCGCTCGGGAAGCGATGCGTGTCCTGGTCCGAGAACCGCATGACCACCCGGGCGAGCAGTGCGGTGGCAAGCAGCTTGGCGCACTGCAAGCATACCGCGCTGTTGACGTACGCGACCCCTCCCACGGCTTCCGCGAACTCCGCTCGAGCGATCGCTGACTGCTCAGCGTGCGAGCTGACGCAGTCGGTGTACCCAGGGTCCAAATTATCAGTCTTTCGGGCTCTTGGACACCACTGCTCGCATGTTGATTCCGGGTCTTCGTTAGCAGGCTCGTACCCGGCGGGCGGACCGGCGTACGACGTGCTGACGACGCGATTGTCAGCGGACACGATGACGCAGCCGATGCCGCCGAACTTGGTAGCTCGCTGCGCGCGGACGCATCGGGTGCGCTTGCCGATGTTCTCGGCCATGCTCATCCAGACTGCATCCCATGACGGGCGCTCAGTCGTCAACATTCTGATACCGCCTTCGTCCGTCTCGCTGCCTGACTTCAGTCCAGCGCTCCTCGGCGATCGCCTCGAGGGTCGTGCCCTCGATCGACGCCAGCCGGGCGAGGCAGATCAGCACGTCGCCTGCCTCCGCCAGAACGGCGAGCGACGCGTACCCGCGCTCCTCGTCGGTCTGCGCCTGGCGCCGGTCGAGGATCGCGCCCATCAGCTCGCCGGACTCCTCGCCGATCTTGAGACCGATCAGCACCGGATCCCCTTCGCTGGACGGACGCATCGTCTGCGTGACCCATGCGCTGACGTCGTCGGAGAACTTCTCGTCGAGTCTCACTCGTGGATCCTCACGTCGTAGTAGCCCAGCTCGGAGATGGCGTCCAGCGTCTGCTCCCAGGACTCGAACCGCACGGCGCGGTCGTCCACGTAGACGTACGCTGGCAGCTTCCGGTTCGTGACCAGCAGCACGTCGCGCCGGTCCCAGAACGTGGTACTGCCGTCGTCCACCACGGTCTCGAAGCCGCCGCGCCGGGTCAGCCAGGCGGCGACAGCCTCCAGGTCGGGCCGAGCTGTGAAGACGAACACGCAGTCCACCTCCATGAGCCGCTGGATCGCCCTGAACGCGCCCTCCGTCGGACCGTCGTAGACGTCCCCGCCCATCCACCCCTTCGAGTAGAGGTGAACGGGGACGTCGAAGTCGACCGCGATGGTCACAGGTCGCGGGCCGCTTCTGCGGTCTCGGCTGCCGTGCCGCGCTTGCGGGTGAGCTTCGCCTGCTTCACTGCCTTGGCGTCCGAGAGCTCCTTCGACTTCAGCGCGCCGAGCGTCCCGGCGACGATGAGGTTGACGCCGATCGCGACCCGCAGGGCGCGCTTGAGACGGCGACTGTCGGTCTGGTGCAGCGCCGAGATCAGCAGCGCGGTAGTGACGGTGTACGACACGCCGCGACCGAGCGCGTAGCTGACGGTGTCCGCGTCGAACGGGATCTGCTGCTTCTTCTTGCCGCTGCTGCCGAGCGCGTTCACGATGTCGCCGAACAGCTTGTCGAACTCGGGCGGGGGCGGTGGGGGTGATGAGGTCATGCTGCTTTCTCCCTTTCGTTGTCTTCCTTCGGGCACTGATGCTTGACGGGCTCGTCGCCGACCATGCCGACGACGTCGATCATGCCGCACTTCTCGCAGAGCGTGCCGCACCACGGCGTCTCGGGGTCACAGGGGCCCCGGAAGTGCCAGAGCGGGATGATCACGCGACCGGTGATCGTCCAGCCGAGCATGATCGTGCGGCGATGGTACTCGTCGTTACCCAGGTGCACGGGCGACAGCGTGGTCAGGCCGTACCAGTAGAGGCACGGCTCCCAGAACCACGGCCAGCGCGGGCAGGGGCAGCGACGAAGTCGCTTGATCGGGTGTATCAAATGGTCTCCCTCGGACGTGCTGTCTCGATCGCGTTGGCGAACACCCCGACCAGATACCCGACGTCGGTAGCCGCTTCCGGGTGGTCCTGGACGAACTCGGCGAACGCCTCGGCCCACTTCATGGCGTCCGAGTCACCGCTGCGGGACAGCGTTTCCATGCTCGGCTTCTCGACGTCGCCAGCCTCGGCCGAGCTCGGGCACGGATCCGGACCATCGTGAACTTCGAAGACGTACTCTGCCAGCGGTTCCGAGTCTTCCGGGTACATCATCATCGGCGGCACCATGCTCATGCTCGGGTCGTCGACCGGCTCGTACTCGGAGGCATCGGGCAGCTGGTCCCGCGGGTCGCTCAGTCGCCAGCTGACGTATCGCAGCAGCTCGGTCACGATCGCGGAGCAGCGCTCTGAGTCGAACACGCCGGCCCGCTCCGGATACTCCCAGCACACGGACGCGGCGCCGAGCGCTTGCCCGATAGCCGACTCGATGCCGTCGGCGCTGTCGAACATCCCGCGGACGTCCTCGCTAGCCATCGCTGGCCTCCTTCATCCTCTGGAGCTTGGCGTTCCAGGCGTCCATCACGTGCTTCGGCACCACGATGGACAGGTCCTGGTTCGGCGTGATCTTCTCGCACGCTAGGCAGTATCGGTGGTCCGCGCGTCCGCAGTGGTCGTTGTCGACGACGTGAGCGTCCATCCAGGTGCAGATCGGCTGAAGCCACTTGCGTCGCCGCTCGTACAGATCCAGCTTGAACGCGAGATCCTCGGTGACGTTGTCGGTCTCCTGAAGCTCGTCGAGCACGTAGTACCAGCCGAGGCTGACGTGCATCGCCGCCATCGTCAGCTTCTGTCGCCGGTTCAAGCAGCCGTGATACCAGTCCTGGTTCCACGACCAGCGACCGCGCTGCTGCTTGACGGCGTAGGCTGCCACGGTCGCGATCTCGATCAGTCGATTCAGTCTCATCGGGGAGGCACCTTTCCCGCGGCGTGCCAGAAGCACAGCGCGTTCCCGTCCTTGACGGTGATCGCCGGATGGAAGACGCTCGGATCCAGCGGCGTGTTCCGCGTCGTCACTCTGAGCTGCTCCGCCGACGCTTCCTGGATGCACTCGACGCACAGCGTCGGCGTCGGGTAGCTCGGTGTCGTCGGCGGAACGACGAACGGCATGGGGCTACTTCTTCGGTGGCTTCGGTGCCGGCTTCGGCTGGATCTTCGGCTTGGCCGGGTCCCGCGGGTGAAGCGGGCGATCCGGCGGCGGCGGAGCGGGCGGGTAAGGTCCGGGCATCTCAGGCTTCCTTCTTTCTGCAGTTGCCAAAATGGTATCTCGTCATATTTGGTCCTGCTCCAGTCTTGGAGCAGTGCGGGCATGTGACTAGTCGTAGACGATGCTTCTTGCCACGTTGTGACTCTGCCAGCGTAGATCGAAGTACTGCAGCAGCTTCTGCACCGTGGATCTCTTCGTACGTCTTGCCTTTCGTGCTCTTGGCGTACGCTACGACGCCGTGAGTATGCCTAGATTGGCCGTACATGGGGTTTCGCTCCCCGGCCATTGCGACTGACTGGTCAGGGCGTTTCTTGCCTCTAGACCAGCCCTTACGATAGCGTGTCTCTTCCGTGTCGACATATCCGTTCGAGTGGTGCATGGGGTTTGCCGTACCGACTAGCACGACGCCAAGCGCTTGGTTCTTGAGATTGTAATACCGAGGACTACCTGCGGCGTTCAGCGCTACGAGGATCCGTTCTTCTTCATCTCGATAGTCCGAGCCGCAGTAGAGAATCTCGCGACTGAAGTTCTCGATACCGTGCTTTCTAACTGCGTGCCAGAACGTTAGACCAGATCCGACGTAGCGTGGGTTCTTGCCGTTGTGGGAACCGACGTACATCATGCCGTTCGTAGCATCAGTCCACCGGTAGACGAAACCGTGACTAGGATCGTCCGACGGACAATGACACATCGTACTCTCCTGTCCTGTCATAATGCTCGATGAGGTGAAAGTGCCGTTCGTACACGTGAAGCGATGCAGCTTGCCATACAATGGCGCCAGCTTGAATCGCAGGCACGATACCTTCGTATGGCGGCGTCTGACCTACTCCTCGCTCGTTGAGGTCGGCGACCAATTTGTCGAGCACATGTTTCTGCCACGCGTAGTCGTTGCGATATCCGAAAACTGCATCCTGACTACGCATCATCACGACCGCGTGAACAGCGCCGTCCCGCAGGAAGTAGTTCACGCCCCACGTGCAGACGAAGTCCTTCTTACCCTCGAAGTCCCATTCGACGTGCATGCTGGGCCGCATGTAGATCGCGACTGCCTGCCTGCCGTTCGGACGCTTCGTGAGGTTCTCGAGCACCCGGTCGTACTGCCGATAGTTGTCCGGCGAGAAGAGCAGTGCCCCGTAGTTGCTGTTGATCTGCCCGTTGTGACCTGCGACCTGCTGCCAGATCTTGGGCGGCCCACCTGGGATGTCAGCGACCTTCAGCGACTCGGACTCGTACCACTCCAGCTCGCGCCGGACGTACTCCTCGTTGACTGCTCCGAAGATCGTGGGCTCGTCGGCGAGAAAGCTGCTGCCGACGATCTCGACGGTGCCGCCGATCTCCGACTTCGGCAGCCGGCGCCACTGCTCCGCGAACAGGGCACGGATGCCTCGCATGGACATCCCGGTAGGAGCAACTACGCTCACGCTGACTCCTTCCGCCAGTCCGGGACGAGCTTCTCGAGCCTCGAGAACATCTCGCACTGGACGCACGGCGTCTCGTCGACGGTGCCGAGCTCACGCTCCTCGTCGGGAAGCTCGCCGCAGCCTGCACGCCAGCGCCACCAGGTGTCCCGTCCGCGATAGCGCGTGTACGGCCGTGACATGTGCAGAAGGGTATCCAGCTCGCCCTTCGTGATGGTGACCGGCTCCTCCAGCCAGGCGTCTTCGTCGTCCAGCGAGGTCACGTCATCGGTCATACGCGCTTTCCCTTCGTCCGTCCTCGTCGTCTCTGAAGCTCGGCTTCCATCTCGGACCGGAGGACCTTGCGACCCTCCTCCGTCCGCATCAGCATCACGCGACGCGGGACGTCCTCGGCATCCTCTGGAATGGTGAAGTTGTCCTCGCAGTCCTTGCAGTACATCTCTCGTCCACCGCTGAACAGCGCGTAGTGCGTTCTGGAGCCCCCGCAGTGCGGGCACTTCACAGCTGCGTCTCCATCTGGAGCGTGGCACGAGCGTCCCTGTCGCGCTGGAGCGCCTTGTCCACGAGGCGCGGCGCGACGCGCCGTGACGAGTCCTCGTCGGTCAGGTGAATCCACTCGACTGGCGGGCCGCCCCGGACGATGATCCGGGACATCAGCTCCGCGTAGTTGCGCTGGACCTGATAGAGCTGGGTGGTGCGTCGCTCCTGATCGTCGGTGAGCAGCTGATCCCGCGCTGCTCCCGTCCGGCTCACGGCGAGCGCGACGTCCACGTGCACGTAGATCTGCAGAGCCCCCATCCGGTTGAGCCAGTCGTGGAACTTCCAGAACTCGCCCGCGGTCAGCTCGCCGAAGCCCTGACGCTGGTCGAGGCTCGGCCGGAACACGGGCCCGTAGGAAGGGCACCCCCAGTGGGCGCGGTCCATGACCAGCGAGATGCCGCTGCCAGGCACGTAGCCGCGAAGCGGCTCCTCGAGCTCCGCGATCGCCTGCTCGCCGTACGACTTGGTCGACGAGTGGTCGTAGACCGGAGGTCCGAAGTGCAGCTCCACGACGCGCTCCCCGCGGCGCCCGAGCTCGATCGCGAGCTCCTCGGCGAGAGTGCTTTTGCCACCCCCGTCGATACCCTCGATAGCTATGAGCGACACGTCAGCGTTCCTTCCCGTAGTGCAGCCATCTTCCGTCGTCGTCCACGAGCCAGAGTCCGCCGTCCGAGGCGCGCCCGAGCAGCATCGTGTCGTCGCTGGTGCTGACGACGATCTCGCTCGGGCAGTCGCTTCGCATGCCGCACTCGAACTCGAGCGTTGCCGTTCGCAGCGCTCGGTGCGCGCGACGCGTACCGTTTCGGTGACGAACGCGCTTCATCGCATCACCTCCGATGCTTGGGTGGCTCCGAGAAGCTCGGCAAGCTCAGCTCCTGAGCTCGCTTCTTGGCCCAGCGCTTACGGCGCCGCTTCTTCCTTCTGCGATCCACGTTCCTCGGCGGCCGCATGCCAGTGTCGTTCAAGAATCCCCTCGATGTCGGGCGGGGTCCACCCGGGCGGCTTCACGACGTCCAGCGCGTTCCCACGCTTGGAGTCGCTGCCGTCGGCCGAAGCCCGCTGCTTGGTCATGTTCGCTCGCTGGACTTCGTCCCACAGAGCCTGCCACGGCAGTCCCATCAGGTGCGCCGTGCCCATCGCGACGTACACGAGATCGATCAGGGCGTCCGCCTGACCGGCTTCGTCGCCGTCCTGCCACGCCTCGACGAACTCGTCGACCTCCTCCTGCATGAACCTGCGGCGGAAGTCGAACGTCGTGAAGTCGAGCGGGCGCTTCTCGACGCCGTCGTTGGAGTTGGGCAGCTCGAAGCGCTGATGGAACGCGCCGACGTCGTCGAAGTTGGAGTTGTTCTGCAAGGCGTCTTCCTTCTCGGTCTTGGACGACCGGCCGGAGGCAAGTGACTGCCTCCGGACCGGTTCATCCTATCCGTCTTGAGGGTGCCCTGTACAGCCCTAGATGGGCAGCTGGACGGGCTCCTTGGGCTTGATCGCGAGGTGCCGGATCGGACGATTCTGCAGCCACGCGTTGTAGGCCTTGACGATCAGCGCCAGGTTCTTGGAGCTGGGCTCGTAGCGAACCGTCTTGCGGATCGCCTGGTTGACCGCGTAGCGGTGCAGGACGTACGGTCCCGTACCCTCCTCGAGACCCGCGCCGGTGGTGACCAGCTCGAGGAACTCGGCGAGCCGCTCGGGCTGGGTCTCCCGAGCCATCGAGACGAACGCCGACCACGCCGAAGGCTGGATGCCCTTGTGCGTGGCAGCGTAGACCGCGATAGCGGCGTTGACCGCGTCCTCCCAGCCGGGGTGCTTCTCCACGTACTCGAGCATCTCAGCGTAGTCCTGAGTCTTGCGCCCGATAGCGCGGTAGCTGTTGCCTGCGTGCGCAGCCAGCTCGTAGCTGTAGCGAAGCTGCGATGCCGCCGCGATGTTGGTCACCAGCTTGTACCCGGAGATGTGCAGAACGTCGCTGAACTGACGCTTCGCGCCGGTGTCCATGAAGTTCTGCGCCTCGGCCGGCACGCCGGTCTTGATCTCGGTGACGACGGTCTGGCCTGCCGCGACGATCGCGAGCAGGCGGTTCTGGCCGTCCAGAAGCTCAGGCTTCGGCGAGAGAGTGATGGCGCTGTTGGTCCGGGACTGCCACTTGCCATCGAGGATCACCTGGGTGAGCTCCTGCACGACGCGGCGCTTCGGACGACGATTCTTCTTGTTGAGCTTGAGGAGCTGCTCGGCTCCCTCGGGGGTGACGCGGACCAGATAGGTCTGAGCCTTGGTCTTCGCGACACCCAGGACGAAGCTTACGCTTCGGGTACTACTGGGCATTCTGCCCTCCTGTCAGTCTGTCCGTCTTCGTTCCACGACTCCGTGACGCCGTCTGCCCCCGTAGCAGCAGACGGTGCCACTTCGTCCCGCAGATCATATCACATATCACCGCCGTTCGTAAACAGTATCACAACTCGGGCTTGGTTTACAATGCCACCAGCGGACGAGGGAAGGGAGCACCACGACGTGACGAAGGGAACGCACAGAGCTGAGGATCCAGCAGTCAGACGTCAGAGACGACCCGGCCTGAGCGTTCTCGTCGTGGCGATCGTGCTGGCGACGATCGGAGGCACGGCGTGGGCGACGCGAGAGTACTACCGGCCGAAGGATCGGCCGGACCGCCCGAGCAGCGCGAGCGTGCAGAGCTGCCGGATCCAGTGGGCCGCGCAGATGACGCCGCTCTCGACGGCCGAGACGTCCGTGAGCCAGTGGCAGCTGCACGTGGACGCCATGAACCAGCTCGTCGCGGGCGAGATCACGCTGGGTCAGGCGGTCGCGTTCTGGAACCAGACCAAGGTCGACGCAGTCGAGAAGATCCGCGCGTTCGACGTGGCGTGGTCGTCGTACCGGAAGCGTGACTACGCGTGCCTGGACGCTGAGGATCCAGCGCTCGACCGATGCCAGAAGGCCGTCCAGGAGCGCGAGACGGTGCTGCAGCTCGCGTTCGACGCCGTCGACACCTGGCATCACCACGTGATGGACATGCGGTCCCTGATGGCGGGAAAGATCACGCCGGAGGACGCGCTGGCTCGGTGGAAGCACTTCTGGCGACAGGGCATCGCCGAGCTGAACCGGTACCAGGACGCCGTCGAGGCGTCCTCTACTCAGCGCTGCTAGCGTCGCCACGAGAGACCTCGTCCTTCGTCCGTCCGAGGCAGTACCAGTCGGTCCCGTCGTTGCGGACGACGACGTGCCAGTCGTGCGGCGCGTTCAGGAAGCACTTGCGAGGCATCATGGACGCCGTGCGACCGATGCGCGCGATGAACGTGTCGAGCTTTCGGATCAAGCCCGTCACGCCTATCGTGACGCAGATCGGCGCGAGAATCAGGAACAGCCAGTCCACCCAGTCCAAGCTGGACCCGCGAGACGTGCTCGTGAAGAGCCCGCCGAGCGCGAACGCGAAGAACCCGGCGAAGAGAATCTGCTTGACCATCTCGCGCCGAAACTGCGTGAGCGGGTTCGACTTGCCGACGAACTTGGCGTCGAGCGCGTCCTCCGCGCTCCGGTACACGGGTTTCTCCTCGTTCACGTGATTGGCACCGCCTCGTCGTCAGTGACGTCCAGGCAGGGCAAGTCGAACGCCGACTTCATCATCACGAAGTCGGCGGCGAGCTCCTGAGGCGTCTCGCCGGTCGGGAACTGAGGGTCGGCGCTCCAGCCGTTGATCTGCCCGTCATCGTCGTCGTAGTAGACCGCGCGGATCGCGTACTGATACCCGTCAGGGTCAGTCAGTCGCTCCCGCGTCGTCCGGTAGTTCCAGCTCATCGGTCTCCCTCTTCTCGGTGCTCTCCAGGTATGCTTTCAGCATGGCCTCGAGCTCCGGATCCAGATCGTCGATCTCGATCATGCGGATCCAAGTAGTGATGCCTGGCTCCGCGTTATCGGCGACGTGATCTGCTTCCCTGTCGCGGACGCAGATCGCCGCGCCGTACCCTTCCTCGGGAGCCGCCCACGGCGACTTCCCGAATACCAGCCAGAGCTTCATTTATCTCCCTTCGGAAAGTGAATCGCCATGACCACGGGATCCGTGTGCGTCTTCTCGCCCGTGGTCTCGCGAACCATGACTCGCTGCCCGAGCTCGTAGACCCGGTCGCACGACGGGCACTGCACCACGTACGCGAAGTAGCCATCGTAGTGACAGTGCTTGCCGCATCTGCAGTAGAAGTCCAGGCAGACGTCGGTGCCCTTCCACTGGATGTACATCCCAGCCTCGGAGCCGGGCAGCTCCTGAGTGGCCCACGCCGTGTACTCGTGGACCGCGTCGACCTCGGATCTAGACATCAGCTTCCCATCGGATAGTTGCCGCCGTAGACGTCGTTCAAGATTCGGGCCGGGCAGTGGAAGCCGTACATGTAGTCGTCGTTGACCTCGATCCACTCGTGCCACGAGTCGTCGTCGCTCGGATCGAAGTCAAACCGCTGCCTCATCTCGATGACGAACCCGTCGGGGTCGTCACCTTCGTAGAAGATGAATCGTCCGTCCGGGAACATCTCGGTCCAGTCGACGGCCAGGTCGTAAGTCCCGGGGTGCTTCAGGTGCCAACGAAGGTTCCGCTGGGTGCGGCGCTGGTCACGCCAGCGCCGCCACCAGCAGATCACGCGGTACATCAGAACGGCCAGTCCGCCCGGCGACCCGCCTCGAGCAGAGGCAGCATCTTGAACATCGAGTCCGAGAACCCGCCGAGCTCGTGGCGCGCCCTGCTGCCCGTAGGCATCGCGGCGTGCTCGTAGCCCATCAGGTTCCAGCCGTAGACCGGGACGTCGTCGGGAACGCTGTCCTTGACCTCGGAGGTGCGACCGGTGTAGTGGAACCACGGGTCGAACCGGCCGTCGGGGTCCATGGTCTGCATGTCGCTGAAGACCACGACGCGATCGTGCGCCTTGTAGGTCGAGCTGACCGCGCCGGCGATGTCCGTGCCGTGACCGGCCTCGCCGATGCGACGCAGGAAGCGCTCGAGCTCCCGCAGCACCGATCCGCCTGCCGGGATGTCGTGGTAGAAGGTCGAGTCCGCGAACCCGTGGAAGTCCACGTTATCGCGCCCGCAGCGGAACGCCAGCGCCGTCGCGAACAGGGCAGCAGCCTCGGCAGGCTTGACCTTCGAGCGCTCCGACAGGGTCGACATGATCATCGAGCCCGACGTGTCACTGAGGATCAGCGTCCGGCCCGGCAGGACCGGCACGTTCTCGACCGAGACGTCCAGGGCACGCTCGAGGGCGCGACCCCAGCGCAGCGAGCTCGTCGCGAGGTGCGCGCTCAGGAACCTGAACGGCAGCTGACGTGACTTGCGCACGCGCTCCGGGTCAGCGATGACCGCGGCGACCTGATCGGCGACCTCGTCCGAGACGCCGGCCTCGTCGAAGTTCCGGATGTTCCGGACATGGGCCATGTAGCCCATCGAGGGGATGATCGCCTCCCACAGATCCCTCTTCGGCAGCTTGTCGCCTGCCATCGAGAGGACGTCCTCCCAGGTCATGCCGGCAGCCTTGAGCCGCTCGGCATCGAGGAGAACGCGCGGGTCATCCTTCGCAGCCTCGCGGAGGAAGCGGTTCGCCTGCAGCTTGGGCAGGACGTCCGGCACGCCGTTGCCGCGTCCGTGACGCTCGTCGAGCATCAGCTCGAACAGCGCCGACTTGCGGACCTCGTACAGCGCGGCGTACTCCTCGCGGTCGGCCTGGCTCATCTCCTCAAGACGATCCGCTGACCAGCGATCGAACAGATCCTCCGGCGCGCGAGGCGACGGGTGGGTCAGCTCGAGGACGTCGGCGAAGCGGAAGCCGCGAGCCGACGAGTCCCACTTCATGTACGCGTACTCGTCGTAGAGGCGAGTGGCCGCCTCGGCGACGCCCTTCTTGACGGGCATCGGCAGGTTGCGACCGTATTTGCCCGACCAGTACGCGAGCAGTTCGCCGGGCTCGTCGGCGCGCTGGAGGACCGACTCGATCATGCCGCGAGAGCCGGGGATACCGACGTCGAGCATGGCGTAGGCCGACTCGGCAGCAGCGACGAGAGGCGCGGTGCGCAGGTTGGCAGTGCCTCGCAGGTACGGCAGGAAGCGAGCCATCCACTCCGGGTTGCGAACGGCAACGACGTGCGCGAGGGCAGCGAAGCGCTTGTCGCGCTCGTCCTTGCCCTCGTAGAAGGTGTTCTGGCCGACCATGTTCGAGACGGCGAGCATGAAGAGCTCGCTCTCGGCGTCGCGGGAGTAGCCCGGGCCACCCTCGAAGGTCGTGCCGCTCGAGGTCGCTTCGGTCGTGACCGGCGACGTCGCCGATTCGGCGCGCTTGGTCGGTTCGTTGAATCGAGCCATGTGAAAGGCTCCTTCCCGAGATTGCGGGAGGAGCCTGAACCACCTAGCAGAACGGCACGACTAGATCAAATCGAGGACGGTACGTTAAGCGCTCTACCTACGAGCTCGCCGGGCAAGCCCGGCTCAGGAATCGAACCTGATCCTCCTCATCCAGAATGAAGTAACCGGCCTACTCGCATCGTCGTGCCGCTCTGCAGTTGTGGCAAGCCCGTCCCTAGTTCAAAGTCGGTCGCAGCGCTTGGGTTCGCAATGTGAGTGCAAGAAGTAGCTGAAACCTTCGCAGCGGTTCGGGTTGCAGATAAGACAGTATCACGCCCGAGAGGCTCTGTAAACCCCTTTACGGAAATTCATACCACTTCAGCGGCTGAAGCGTTCCTCGAACCGCTGGAGGCAGATCTTCTTGCTGGTCGCCTCCGTCACGCGCGTACCCGCCTCGTCGCACGCGCGCCAGACAGGATACTGAGCCTCGTCGGCGTACCGGAGATAGCCGATCTCCCTGCCGTCCTGCCACACCCGGTAGTGCTTCTCGTAGTCGGGATGAGCCGTCAGCTGCATGGTCATGTCGCGCTCCTCATCGCATCCGTCGGTGGCAGCTCCACGATCGTGGCGCCTCTGCCTCGGTAGTAGCTCAGGACGTCCTCCAGTCTTCTGCCCTGCGATCTCCGGCTGATCGGCGGTGCTTCCGTGACGACGCCGTCCACGGAGCCCAGCACGAACGTGGCATGCCTGAGGCTCACCCACGTCCAGTCCTTCACGTTTAGAATCCTCCTGAGCGGTTACTATTCAGGTAACGGAGGTGGGAACCATGCCCATCGAGCGTGTTCTGGTGATCGCCATTCTGGCGGTGCTGCTCATCGTCCTGCTGTTCTGGTTCGTCGACTGCGACGCCAAGGACGGGGACAAGAACGGAGACGGCATCGGCGCGCCCAGCGTCGGGATGACCGTCGGCGGGAGTCGGTGATCTCGTGAGCCTCGAGAGAATCTTGATCATCGCGATTCTGGTGGTCATCCTGATCGTCGTGATCGGGCTGCTCGCCTGAGACCAGGGGGCGGCTCGGTCGAACGTGGTCGAGGCGAACGGCCTCGGACCGGGCCGCTCCCGTCTAGTCACTGTCGCTTCCCTCGTCGACGATTCGCCGAAGCTCGTCGTCCATGTCCTGATCGTACTTCAGCTTCTCAGCCAGCCGGCTGATCAGGCTCGCCAGCGTCTCGATGTCCTTCCGGCACTGGGGGCAGCACTGATGGTTCGTCATCTTCTGCTCCCTCGCTCTCGCGAGCCAGGCGCTCGGCGAGCATGTCGTCGAGCTTCTGAGCCTGGTCCTTCTCCGCTTGCTTGGCCTCTGCCATCCGGGCCCGCTCTGCGTCCTGCTCCTCCTCGATGCGCTCGACGGCCGAAGCCTCCCACGTGACCCAGAGCTCCCTGGTCTCGGACCACGCCTTGTGCGTGTCGTGGGATCCGAAGTTCCCGCACTCGATCGTCTCGGACGGATGCTCGTCGTCGCGGTCGTACGTGTACGTGTGCTTGCACCCGACCGGCGCTGACAGCGACAGCCAGTCCACCGGCCCGAGCGAGGTCGCAACAACGGCGACGCTGATCAGGGCGGGCAGCTCGTCGCGGAACTCGCTCGCCGCGTCGTTGCGATACTTGCAGCTCGGACCGTCCGGGCAGTGGTAGTCGTGCCAGACGCGAGCCAGCTCGACGATCGCCAGCTCGTCCGGCGCCTTCGGGACGTCGTGCTTGCGCTGGTAGACCACGCCGCCCCAGTCGATGATCTTCCCGTCCATGGTGAT